GTCGCCGCCAAGGCCGATGCCGGCATGCCGTGGCAGATGTCGGTCGGCATCTTTCCCGACGCGATCGAGGAAGTGCAGGCCGGATCCTCGACGACCGTCAACGGCCGCGCCGTCGCCGGCCGGGTACATGTCTTTCGCAAGAGCCGCGTGCGCGAGGCCAGCTTCGTCGCCGTCGGGGCGGACAGCATGACCAGTGCCCACGTTTTCGGCGGCGCCGAGGCCGCGCGCCGCGTTCCCCTCATCGACTCCGCAGGAGGCCGCACCATGCCCGAACAGATCGACCCCGCCGCCGCCCTGGCGGCCATGACCGCCGAGCGCGATGCCGAGCGCACCCGCGCCGAGGCCGCCGAGCGCGAGCGCGACCAGCTGCGCGAGCAGTTCGCCGCCCGCGACCTCGCCGAGCGCGAGACCGCGGTGCGCGCGCTGCTCGGCGAGGAGTTCTCGGCCGAGAAGGCGGCGCCCTACCTGGACATGACGCCGGTGCAGTTCGCCGCCGTGCAGGCGGCCGTCGGGTCGGTGCGCAGCAAGCTGCCGCCGGGCTTCACGTCGGAGCAGGCGCATAGCGGCGCTCCGGCCGCGATCACGGTGGAGGCCATCAACCAGTACCGCCGCGACCATCCGGGCGCCACGTACGACCAGGCCTTCGCGGCGCTGAAGTCGCCGGGCTTCTCGGGCCTTCCGACCACCTTCGCAGGCTAAGGAGCCGCACATGAGCAATCTCATCAAGACCTACACCGCCACCGCCGCGGCGATCAACGCCAGACGGATCGTCAAGTTCGACGGCACGACCAAGACGCTGGTGTTGCTCGCCGCAGCCGCGACCGACAACAGCATCGGCGTCACGACCGAAGTGGCCGCCGCCGCCTCCGAGCGGGTGGACGTGATCCATCACGGCATCGCCTACGTCGAAGCCGGCGCCGCCTTCAACCCGGGCGCACTGCTGACGGCCGATTCGTCCGGCCGTGCCGTGGCCGCTGCGCCGTCGGCGGGCACGAACAACCGCATCGTCGGCATCGCTCTCGAGGAGGCGGCAAATGCCGGAGATCTCGTGCTGATGCTGGTCAACCCGTTCTCGACGCAGGGCTGATGCCGCTGCACTGACAGGAGCCTCCAGACATGGCCAACGCCCCGTTCCCCATCGATACCGACCTGACCTCGCTGGTCATCGCCTACCAGAACCAGGCGCTGATCGCCGACGACGTGATGCCGCGCGTGCGCGTGGCGCGGCAGGAATTCAAGTACCTGAAGCAGAACAACGTTGACGGCTTCACCGTGCCCGACACGCGCGTGGCGCGCAAGGGCCGGCCGAACATGGTCGACACCAGCGCGACCGAGAGCACGGACAGCACGGTCGACTACGCGCTCGACGATGTCGTGCCCCTGGCCGACATCCAGAACGCCGACGCGCGCTTCAACCCGCTGGGCCGCGCGGCCACCTACCTGACCGAACTCATCGCCCTGGCGCGCGAGGTGCGCGTGGCCACGCTGGTGAACACCATCGGCAATTACCCGAGCACTCAGCGCGCGACGCTGTCGGGCACCAGCCAGTGGAGCCACGCATCGAGCAACCCGGTGGCGGCGATTCTCGACGCGCTCGACACGCCGGTCATGCGGCCGAACATCATCGTCATGGGCCAGCAGGTCTACACCAAGCTGGTCCAGCACACGGCCGTGGTCCAGGCCACCAAGGGTACGGCGCAGAGCTACGGCATCGCCGACAAGCCGGCGCTGGCGCAGCTCTTCGGCGTCGACAAAGTGCTCGTCGGCGCGGCCTGGGTGAACACCGCCAAGAAGGGCCAGACGGCCACCATGGCGCGCGGCTGGGGCAAGTACTGCGCGCTGCTGCACATGAATCCGGCCGCCTTCGGGTCCACGGGCGCCACGTTCGGATTCACCGCGCAGTGGGGCGAGCGCGTCGCCGGCGCCGACTTCGACCGCAACGTCGGCATGCGCGGTGGCCAGGTCGTGCGCGTGGGCGAGTCGGTCAAGGAACTGATCGCCGACTCGGCCTGCGGCTACTTCTTCGCCGACGCGGTGGCCTGATGTCGAAGGCCAAGAAGCCGGGCGCGCTGTACGCGCTCGGCAACATCGACCACGACGGCGTGCGCTACAGCGCCGGCGACGAACTGCCGCCGCTGGCGCCAGAGGTCGAGGCCGTCCTGCGCGCCGGTGGCGTCATCAGCGCCGTGGCGCCGGTACCGGACGATACGGAAGCGCCGGCCGAGGCCTGAACCATGTCCTATGCCGCGCAGGCCGACCTGACGGAGCGCTTCGGTGAGGTCGAGCTGATCCAGCTCACCGACCGCGCCACGCCGCCGGCGGGCGAGATCGACACGGACGTGGTCGACCGCGCGCTGGCCGATGCCGACGCCATCATCGACAGCCGCATCGGCGGCCGCTACGCCGTGCCGCTGGCCGCGCCGCTGCCGGCCGACATCGTCCGCGTGGCCTGCGACATCGCCCGCTACCTGCTGCACGACCTCGGCGCGCCGGAGACGGTGCGCCAGCACTACGAGGACGCCATCGCCTGGCTCGGCCGCGTGGCCGACGGCCGACTGCCGCTGATCGGCTCCGCCGGCGGCATCGTCTCGACGCGAACCACGGTGCACTCTGCCGTGGCCGTCAGGGCGTACCCGGCGGAGGCGACGTTCGGCGAGTCTTTCGCCACTGCGTGGGCGCCGTGAGGATCTCCGTCGACGTCGACGCCGGCCCGGCACAACGCGCCCTGGCGGCCCTGCGCGCCAAGGCGGCCGATCTGGCGCCGGTCTTCCGCGGCATCGGGGCCGATATCGTCGCCGACGCGGCCCTGCGCTTTCGCGACAGCAGGGACCCGTACGGCGTGCCGTGGAAGCCCCTGGCGGCCAGCACCATCAGGCGGCGCCGCAAGGGATCGAGCAAGCCGCTGCTCGACACCGGCCGGTTGCGCAACAGCGTCAGCTACCGGTTGATCGGCAACGGCGTCGAGGTCGGGTCGAACGTCGAGTACGCGGCCATTCACCAGTTCGGCGGCACGATCGCCTTCGCCCCGCGCTCGTTCAAGGTCAGGCTGCGTCGGGTCGGCGGCCGGACCCGCTTCGCCAAGGACAAGCACAAGCGCGGCGTCACCGAGAAGTGGGGCACGAACGCCCGCGGCTGGAGCGTGACCATTCCGGCCAGGCCCTACATCGCCACCCGCGCGCGCGGGCTGCCGCGCGAGTACGGCGAGATCATCCGCGACCAGCTGGCGCGGCACTTCGGCAGGGTCGCGTCGTGATCGACGTCGCCTTCGCCGCGCTTAACCGCCTGCAGGCGCACTGCGGCGCGCAGTTCTTGCGGATCGGAGCCCTGGCCGAAGTCGAGGCCAGCGACGCCCTCGCGCGCATCGTGCCCGCGGCTTACGTGCTGCCCCAGGACGAAGTGGCCGCTCCGGCCGAGGGCCTGGCGACCAACGTGCAGCAGCACGACGGCCGCTTCAGCGTCCTGTATTTCGTGCGGCACGCCGGCGACGCCAGCGGTGCACGCGCCGTCGATTCCCTCACCCCGCTGCGCGAGGCGGTGGCTGTCGCGCTCGTGGGCTGGGTCCCGCCCCAATGCGTCACGACGGTGCAGTTCGTCCGCGGCGCCCTGGAAGACTTTGTCGACGGCACTACGGTGTGGCGCGACGAGTTCACCACGCGGCGCATCGTCGACCGCACCATCAGCACCGTGTAACCCAAGGAGGCATTCATGTCCCGCATCATCGTCAACGGTTCCAAGGTCCAGATCGCCAGCGGCTACCAGACCGCGTTCACGATCTCGGCGATCACCAATGCCGCCAACGCCGTGGCCACGCTCTCGGCCTCGCACGGCGTCGTCGCCAACGACTACATCGAGATCACCTCGTGCACCTGGCCGAGCCTCGTCGGCCGCGTGTTCAAGGTGAGCGCGTTATCGACGAACGACGCGACGCTGTCCGGCTGCGACACGTCGGACACGGCGAAATTCCCGGCCGGCACCATCACCGGCGGCGGCAAAGAGGTCACCGCATGGGTCGACGTGGCGCAGGTCAACGAACTGAACGTCAGCGGCGGAGAGATGCAGTACCAGCAAGGCCAGTACCTCGACGTGCCGATGATCTTCAAGTTCCCGACGGTCACCTCGGCCATCGATGTGTCGATCAACGTCGACGACGACCAGTCGCAGGCCTTCTGGTCGCACGTCATCTCGTCGCAGAACAGCCAGGCGAATCGTGCCATGCGCGTGATCGACGCCAACGCGATCGCGCGCATCGTCGGCACCGGCATCTGGGCCCGATCGGCGGCGCCGGCGATGGCGCAGAACAACGTCTACAAGCGCACGATCACGGTTGCGCTCGCGGCGGCGGTGACCGAATACTCGAGCTGACCGGCCAACGGCGGCGACAACGGGTGTTCGTGCCCGCGCGGACCTCGCCCGGACCGCCGTTGCTGCCGTGCCCATCTTCCGGGCGGATTCGGGAGAGGCAATGGCATTCAAACTGGCGATCGGCGACACCATCGAGTTCCCGGTCAAGCTGGCGCTGAACGACGCCGGCAAGCAGCGCAACTTCACCTTCCGGCTGCAGGCGCGGCGCCTTGGCGCCGACGAGATCCAGCAGCTCCAGCGCGACGCGGGCGCCGATGTGCCCGTGGCCGATTTCCTGCGCGACCGCATCACCGGCTGGCGCGAACAGACGCTGGTGTGCGACGAGCAGGACCATCCGGTGCCGTTCTCGGCTGATGCCTTCGATGCGCTGCTCGGCATCTTCGGCGTCGCCGGCGCGGTGTTCGCTGCCTACCTGGAAGCGCAGGCCACGTCGGCCGGGCTCGGAGGGCGGGCAAAAAACTCCGGGCCGTAGCGCGCCTATGGGCAAGCGGTGAGCTGCGCGCGCCGCTACGGTTTCCTCCCGACGATGATGCGGACGTCAGCGCTCCCCAGTCCGCAGCCGCGGCCGACGACGACCCGCTTGGGGCATTCCGACGCCTGGGCGAGGCCTGCGCCGTGGCTGGCGCAGACGATCCGCCGGCCTACCTGTGGCGCGAGAACTGGCGTGTCTGGTGCCTGTGGCGCGAGCTGGAGACGCAATGGCACGCCGGCGTTGCCGGACCGACCGGCCTGGACTATGCCGCCGTGCTGCCGCTCATCGAACGGCGCTTCCGCCGCGCGCGCCAGCGGCGCGACGTGTTCTTTCTCGTGCAGGCCATGGAAGAGGCAACGCTCGATGTCTGGCGGGCCCAGCAGGAGCGAGCCGCGGAGCGCTGAACCGCGTTACTGCTGTTCGGCTTGCCAGTGCCGGTGCGCGCGGCGCAGCAGCAGGACCAGCGCCAGCAACGCCGGCGCGAACCACCAGGTCGTCACCGACAGGCCGATGGCAAAAAACAGCAGCACGGCGCCGGCGCCGGCCAGCAGGAACGTGAGCAGCAGGCTGAGCATGGGCGAATTGTAGAGCGCGCAAATGGCGGACAACGACGTCCTCATCAGGATCCGCGCCGACACTGGCCAGATCATCAGCGCCGTCGGCCAGGTCGACAACCGGCTGTCGTCGTTCGCCGGCTCGGCTCAGGAGCACCTGAAGCGCTCGGCCGATGCGGCCGAGGGGCTGAACCGGAAGCTCGCCAGCATGGGTCATGGCCTGCTGGCCCTGGCCGGCGCAGGCGGCGGCTTGCGCGGCCTGGCCAGCCTGGCCGATCAGTTCACCACCCTGCAAGCCCGGCTCGCGCTGGCCACCGAAGGGCTCGGCTCGACGGCCGACGCATACCGCCGGCTGTACGGCATCGCGCAGGAAACGCGCGCCCCGGTGGCCGAACTCAGCAACATCTTTGGGCGCCTGGCCGAGGCCGGCAAGGTACTCAACGTGTCGCAGGACCGGCTGCTGTCGGTGACGCAGACCATCGGCAAGGCGATGGCCGTCAGCGGCGGCAGCGCGGACAGCATGCGCGCGGCCATCGTCCAGTTGGGCCAGGGCCTCGCCTCCGGCACGCTGCGCGGCGAAGAACTGAACTCGGTGCTCGAGCAGGCGCCGCGCCTGGCGCAGGCCATCGCCGACGGTCTTGGCGTCACCCGCGGCGCGCTGCGCGAGATGGGGCAGGAAGGCAAGCTCTCCGCCGAGCAGCTGATCGCGGCCCTGGAGAATGCGGCCGCATCGGTCGAGCGCGACTTCGCGAAGATCCCGCTGACGGTCGGCGGCGCGCTGCAGCAGTTGCAGAACAAGCTGCTCGACACCGTCGGCCAGTTCGACAAGCTCACCGGCGCATCGCAGTCGCTGGCCGGCGCAATCAAGGCGGTCGCGGACAACGCGGACATTGCCATTGCCGCCGCCGGCACGTTAACCGCGACGG